CTCTGCTTATTTCTGGCGGTGCTAATTACTCCATTAATGCCGTTGGTGTTCAGCTTAAGCAAATAGCTGAGGAAGATATACCTTTAACCGCTGTTGTGACACAAATTACTGTTCATCAGCTGGAACAAGCTATCTTATTTGAACGTGCATCGCGTTATGCTGGTGGTCAACCCCCATTATTGAGTCCACCTTTTAAGTGAATCTTCTGCCGCTGTTGCGGTATAAAGGAAGGGGCTGGAGCGTAAGCGAAAGCCCCTTCCTTTATATTGGCCATTGGTGCCGGTGGTTTATATCCGAGACTGGTATGCGGACGGATGTGATTATAATGATGCCGCCATTGCTCCAGAATAACCTGCGCTTCTTTGAGCGTATAAAATGTTTCCCCATTTAATAATTCATCACGCAACCGCCCGTTAAAGCTCTCGTTATACCCGTTCTCCCACGGACTTCCCGGCGCAATATACAATGTCTTAACGCCAAGTCCTCCAAGCCATGCTTTAATCGAATTTGCCGTAAATTCACTGCCGTTATCAGAGCGGATATGATCTGGTATGCCGCGCGTGATAAACAAATCAGTCAGAACATCCATGACCTCATCAGTCCCGAGACGGTAATCCGTGCGCAATGATAAACACTCCCGAGTATATTCATCAATCACCGTCAATATTCTGATTTTACGGCCACATTTTAGGCGCTCAGCCACAAAATCATAGCTCCAAACATGCCCCCTCCAGTTGGGCCGCAAACGAATGCATGAGCCATCATTCAGATAAAGGCGGCCTTTTTTCTTATGCTTTTGAGGCACTTTTAGAGCCTCACGGCGCCAAATTCTTTCAACGCGCTTGTGGTTAACGGCCCAGCCCTCACTGCGTAAAAGTGCCGTAATGCGTTTATAGCCGTAACGGCCATATTGGGTGGCTAGTCTAATAATATCAGCTGTAAGCGCCCCTTCATCATCGGGCCGCAAAGGCTTTCGTCGCTGCAATCCGCGGCTCTGACCAAGCGCTGCGCATGCACGGCGTTCTGTTACACCCAGTTTTTGCTGCACAAAAATAACAGCCTCCCGACGCCGCTGCGGGCTGGTTAAAACTTTCCCGTGGAAACTTCTTTTAATATCAGATTATCAAGGCTTAAATTTGCAACAACACGCTTAAGCCTTATGTTCTCTTGCTCAAGAACCTTTAAACGCTTCGCCTGATCCAGACCAAGCCCGCCGTATTCTTTGCGCCAGCGGTAATAAGTATTACCCGTTACAGCAAGCTCACGTAAAACCTCTCCCATTGGCTTGCCTTGACCAATCAAAATCTCCGCATGGCGTAAGTGACCAATGATCTGCTCCGCCGTATAACGCTTTCGTGCCATTTTTAATCCTCCTATAAATGTTTCAAAACATAACCAGATTCACTCTGGAGATGGACTCATTTATAGGGGGCGGGTCAGTCTCTCGCGTGATGTCTCCCTTTAAGAGATGGAGAAACAAACTAAGGCCTGCCTCATTAATTTGTGGCAGGCTATTTTTTTTATTATTTTTCAGCATTAAATAAAAAATGTATCCCGCTGTGAGTGCGGAGTTTCGATTTTTTTATTTTTTTTATTATTATATATATATATTCTATAAAATAATAGAATATGTTAAGTAAACCAATATTAGGAAGTGATAAATAATAAAAATAATAAAATAATGTTTTTAATCGTCTGTGTTGTAGGGTGAGCGCGGTCTACATTTTATTTCAGCGGCGTGAAAAATAATAAAAAAAAATGATTAAAATGAATGTGTTTGACGTTTTGTTGTTCGCGTGTGATGATTGGAAGCCAATAACGGTTTTAAACAGTATTAAGGAAAAAATATCATGACTTCAGATTATCCACAGATCGGTGAAACAGTTTCATTCTTGCGTGCAGACGAGCAAGGCGCAGTAACAGCAGGCAATGGCATTGTGCAAGCGATCCACCTTGACCCACGGAAACGCATTATGGTGCTGGTCAAAGAAGGTGACGAAGCCCACAACGTTGACATAATGACAATTAATTGGACAGAGGACACGCGGGAAGACTACGAAAAATGTCTTGTTGTGGTTGCTGAGCTTACCAGCGAAGGCAACGAGCTTGTCAGAAAGACGGTAGATGCGTATAATGTACGGGTGAAGGATGCTTATAACGGCGTTTTAGGCCATCCTGTAGAGATTGAACCAGCCCCAACACTCGAAGACGTTGCAGGCGAAAAAGAAACGGAGCATTAAACTATGGGCAAAACTCAACTTGCACTTGTCGTGTGGCATTATCAATATTTGTCTCAAGCTGAATGAGATGGTTGATACTCTCGATCAAATCTATTCAGCATTATCTTAATCAGGGGTAGCCATGCCAGAACTTAAAAACAAAAAAAGAGAGGTCTTTTGTCAATATTACTTGCTGCATAATAATGCAGCTCTTTCTTATCGTCTGGCTGGCTATTCCACCAAAGACAGTGATGCGGCGGCGGCTGTTCTTATGGCTGCACCACAGGTCAAACAACGTATTGCCCAACTTAAAGCGGCTCAGGCTAAGCGGCTAGAGATATCAGCCGATAGAGTGCTGGAAGAGATCGCAAAGATCGCCTTTGTTGATCCTACGGCAATATTCGATGTTGATGAGCATGGAAACTTTGAATTCACTGGCAAGCTGTCAGACCTCAAGCCCGAAGAGCGCGCGTGCATTTCTGAGGTAACGCAGACCACAACCAAAGAGGGCGGCTCTATCAAGGTCAAATTACATGATAAGCTCAACGCCCTTGAGAAGCTGGGCAAACACCTTAAGATCTTCACTGATGTTCAAGAGCATAAATTCAATGTTACTGAAATGGGTAAAGTCATGGTGGGCAAGGATGGCGAGGTCGTACCAATGGATTTTGATATAGGCAGTGAACCCAACGAAATAACCAAGCATTAGCCGCATTCTGATTGATCTGGTGCATGTCTATGCGCCTGCAATCCATTAGCTCAACCTCTCAGCCCCTTATTGACAAGTTACGTGCTTTGCACGTATCCTTATCCCTATTGTTATTTAATCTCATATGATGGCTTTAATTATGACCATGGATAAATACCCACACGGAATAGGCGCGTCATCGCAAGAACTTTACCCAAACCCCCTGTCTCATCGTTCCTAGGAACTCAGATGTTCGCATGCTTGCATCGTCAAGCGGATCAAATACTGACGTATAGGCAACAATCCACGGATACTTAGCCTCAATTAAAGCATAGAAAGACAGCTATATGGCTATGGCTTTACCAGAAATCCTAAGTATGCCGCCTAAGCTCATGCCTATGGTGTCGAAATTCAACACATATGATGTTTTATTGGCTGAAGGCGGTCGTGGTTCTGGTAAGTCTCACAGCATTGCGCGCATGATCCTGTATCTCGGTGAGCAAAAGAAACTTCGTATTGTCTGTGGTCGTGAGATCGCAACCAATATCGAGGAAAGTGTTTATACATTGCTCAAGGATTTAATAGAGCAATATGATCTGGCCTATGATGTTATGGCCTTTAAGATCAAACACAAGTGGACTGGTACAGAAATCAACTTTAAAGGCTTCCGTGAGCAAGGAAGTGTGGCTGTTAAGGGGCTTGAGGGTGTTGATATCCTCTGGATCGATGAGGCCCAGTCCATCACCACACACACATTGCAGATTATTATGCCAACAATGCGTAAGAATAAAGCTAAAGTTATCTTCTCAATGAACCGCTTTTTGCGTGAGGATGCAGTGCCAGAATATTGTATTGGCAAAGCCAACATCCTTCATATTCATATAAATTACTTCGAGAACCCGTTTTGCCCCTTGTCACTCAAGATACAGGCCGAGGAGGAGAAAAACCGCTCTATCAGAGATTATAATCATATCTGGCTAGGCCGACCAAGAGCGCAGGCCGATGACTTTGTATTCAACTTCGATAAGCTTCACAAATCATTCGATATAAAGCCTTTTGGCGAGTTTCCTTTGCGCCAACGTGTTATGGGTATTGACTTTGCAGCGCAGGGCAATGATTTATGTGTAGCCACAATTCTTGACAGAACCTCTAACCAGCATTGGACATTGGCTGAGCGTATCCCTTGGGATGAGCCTGACACTATGGTTTCTGTGGGTAAGATCGTCACAATGATGGGCGAATTCCAGCCTGACGTTACAATGCTTGATATCGGAGGCATGGGTAAGCCTGTATTCGATAGGTTCATGGAATTAGGTATGGATATATTGCCATTTGACGGCGGCTCCACAGACGGCGTTGACACGAAAGCGTACAGAAACAAGCGCGCCGCTGGCTATTATTGCTTGCAGGAATGGTTCGATAGCGGGTTTCTTTGCATTGATAAAGTCAAGGATATGGAGGTTGTCAAAGAGCTTGAAAAAATAAAAATGAAATACAATTCATCTGGCGTTCGTACCATCCAATCTAAAGTGGATATGAAAAAAGAATTGACTTATTCCCCAGATAATGCCGATAGTTTAATGATGGCTGTATGGGGTGCGACGCATCACATAGGAAGCGCAGCGAATAGCTTAATAGGCCAAAACAGTACAAAAACCACGCGCAAATCTGGAAGCAATAGACATAAGCGAAAAAAATAGTTATGATGTTATCAACAATGTTCAAACTTCATTCGAGGAATTCACATGGGACGAATAGTAAAATCGATTTTTGGAGGCGCTGAACCAACGCCAACGCCAGTAGCCGAAGCGCCGACCCCAGACGTTAAACCAGTGGAAGATGTCGAGGAAGCAGCCCGTAAGGCTAAAAAATCTCGCGCTGCTTTGTTTGAAACAAAGGGCGGTGTTGCAGGCGAAGAGCTTGAGGCTGGAGGCGTAACCAAGCGCAACACATTGTTAGGCAATTAAACCATGGCATTAAAGAATTTTGATAATATACAGAAGCTTCACTGCGATCTGAAGTCGGTTTGGGAAACTAAAAAGCCCGATTGGGAAGATATTTCTAAGTTTGTCGGCATTTCTCTTGATATGAATTATATCAACAACGAAGGGGCAGACGCCAACAATTCAGGCAAAGACCCTGACGAATGTATTGACGATCCTACCGCCGCCATCTCTGTTAATCAGGCTGGCGATTATCTCATGGGCATTATGTGGGGTACGGGCGAAGAGGTTTTTGATATCATTCCTTCCCGCTATGTTACAGAATTGGTTGATGAGGCTGTTGTCGCTGATTGGTTTAATTACGCCACAGAAGAAACTCTTTATCATATGAACCACCCAGACGCAGGGCTTTCCACAGCAATGCGCCCGTACACCTATGATCAGTTCTCTTTCGGTACATCTGGTGTTGGATCGTTCAAAAATAAGGCGTTTGAGCAGCTAATTGATGAGAATGCTCTGGTATTCCGTGATTATGGTGTTGACAATACCATGATTGACGAGGGTAAAGCAGGCCAACCAGAGATAGTTGCGGCCACATACAACTGGAAAATCAACCGAATTATCGGTGAATTCTGCAAGAAAGACGGTGTTATCGATGAAAAAGCAGTACTCAAGCTACCTAAGCGCATGCAAAAAGCCTTTAAAGCAAACGATTTTAACGAGGTATTTCAAATCGTCTTCATGTTCTATCCTCGTGAGGACTACGATCCCAAGTTCAAAGGGAAAAGAGGCACGCGTTATCGCGGCGTTTGGTTCATGGACGATGAACACGAGGGGAAACCCTTCTTTGAAGAAGATTTTGCAGACCGTCCAATCGCAATAGCGCGCGCAATCAAGGTACGTGGCGAGACATATGGCCGCGCATCAGGAACAATGCTTATCTCCACGATCCGAAGCGTCAACTTTATGGTTGGAACAGCAATTGAAATCGTAGAGAAGATGTCCAACCCTCCTCTTGGGGTTATGAATAATGCTATCTTCGGCGATAGTGTTTTAGATACCAGCGCCGATGGCCTTACAATATTCAATCAGGTTCTTGCACAAGCCTCTGGCGGCAACCCTGTATTCCCTCTTGTTGATGTGGGCGACCCATCCGCAATTCTTTCCTTCCTCGTACCCTATTTAAATGAAAAGGTTGTCACGGCTTTTAAGGTCGATAGCCTATTGGACTTTTCGAGCGCCAAGGAAATGACAGCAACGGAAAGCCTCCAGCGTTACGCCATTCGTGGCAAATCTCTGGCTGGCTTCCTGTTGCAACAAAAAAACGAGATGTTAGTGCCGATTTCCAAGCGCTCCATAGGCTTATTGCAGTCAATGGGGCAATTAGGTGTCGATCCATCTAAAGACGCTGACAAAGCCTCACAATTGAAAGAGCGCGGCAAAGCCGAGCGGGTTATCCCTGAAGCTGTTTTAGAAGTCATGGCTTCTGGTCGCCCATGGTATGAGCTTAAATTCAACAATGAGCTTGAAAAACTCATGCGCACAGAGGCTGTTCAAGCCCTATTGCAGATGATTAGCTCTATCACTGCCGTTGCTGCTTTGTATCCTGATATCATTGAGGCTGTGAACTGGTATAAATTGCTTAAAGACATTAACGAAAATTTAGATTACAATAGCCAAATCCTCATCTCTGAAGATGATTTCAAAGATGGTATAAAGAAATCTGCTGAGGCTCGTGCGCAAGCGATGGCCTTACAAGCTGGTCAAGCTGGGGCTTCCATCCAGAAAGACACATCACAGGCCAATAAAAACAACAAGGAAGCAGAAAGATCGGAATAATGTACCAAGAGCCGACAAGAAATTCTAATAAACACGATAGACCCTGTGACGACTGTTCCGATGATCGGAATAATGATATGCTCGGATTTCGCAGGTTATTCATCCCCGCGCAAAATATGCAGAGAGTGTGAGGCCAGAAATGTCACATGAAGAAAATGAGATTAACAGGCCCCTAAGTACGGCTGAACGAATTCAAAACCAGAAGAAAGATAAAGAGCTTAATGATGCTTTGGGCGTTGAAGGCCTCAGCACGTATAAGAAAGCCCTTAATGACACCGCCGCATCTCCGAGCGGCAAACTCTTTCTTCAGTCCCTAATTAGTGTGTCTGGCGTGTTTGAGCCTATTAATACAAGCGATGCCAGATCATTATTGCGTGCGAATGACAGAAATATGTATCTGAAATTCATACGCCCATTCCTTGAACCTCAAATAAAAAAACACCTAGAAAATGTTTAAAACAATTAACTTCGCTTCAGATGAAGTCGCAGAACTATCATAAAGAAAATTGTTGGTACTGGTGTAGATGGTGCGATTACAGTCGATGATGTTAAAGCGGCCACCCCAAAAGAAGACCCTTTATTGGAAGAAACCCCAGAGCAAGGAAGTATCGAAACGGCTTTATTAAACGCTACGGAAGAAAGATCGGCTAAAGTGGCTAAAACACCTAATCGCATCACCCTCCAAAGCATTAATGATAAAATTTCACATACAGAATTTATCCACCCAGACGGCGCAGCACATTTCACGATTGCTGTTGTTTATCTTAACAATGGCTACATTGTTACTGGTGAAAGCGCCCCTGCCGACCCTGAGAATTTTGATGAGAAGCTTGGACAAGAGATTGCTTATGAAAATGCTGTGCGTAAGATTTGGCCAATGGAAGGCTATCTTTTGCGTGAAGTAATTACTTGGTAAAATTTAACCCACTTTAAAAAGGAAAGAAGACCAATATTATGACTGAAGAAGTGCAAGCGGATACCGCACCAGCCACGGCTGATACTGCGCCCGATGGAAATGCAGATGCTACGCAAGACACCGATACGCAGACACCCGCCACTGATGAAGGCAGCGCACGAGCGCCTATATCAGATGATGGGACGGCCACACCCCCAACAGGCGATGATGCAACGCCTGCCACTGATGACTTTTTGTTACCAGATGAATACAAGGACGAAGCATGGGCTGAGAAAATAAAATCTCAAGACGATGCTTATAAACAGATTAAAAATCTGACCGCCCTTGTTGGGAAGAAAACCATCCAACCAATCGACTACGAAAGCGCGTCTGACGAAGATATTGCAGCGCACCACAAGGCTTTAGCACCTGAAGACGGCGCGAAAGGCTATACGTGGGGCGATGACGCTATGACAGAGATTACAGAGCCTATGGGTGATGTTTTCGCTGAAGCTGGCGTTAATGCATATCAGCAAAAGCTAATAACAACCAAATTCGATGAGATTATGGGTGTTGTTGCTGGTAAGCGTATCGAAGCCGACACAAGCGCTGACGGCTACATGGCTATGATGAAGGAAAGCTTCGGAGACAATCACGAGCAAGTCGCTGGTATTGTCGAAAAAGCCCTTAAGGAGCATGTTACAAGCGATGGCGACAAGAAGGTTTTCGATAGTGTGGATAACACCACACGAGCCGCAGTTGATCGCACAGTGAACTCTCTGGTTACTAAATACGAGCAGCGCATTGCTGATATCCTGAAAGAGCATGGCGTTACCGAAACTGGGGCGCAAGCTGACGGCGGTGAGGGAGGTATTTCAACGACCAGCAAAGCTGATCAAAGAACTGCTATCCGCGCTGAGATGCGTGAATTGGATGGCCAGCCCAACACCTACCAGAAAATCGAAGATCTTCAGAAAAAACTCAACGCGCTATTATAGGTAAAGAAACTTAACACGTTTTTATAACGTGTTAAAAAAAACCTAAATTTTTAACATATAAGGAACTAAAACAATGAAAGCATTAAAAGCAACAGTATCGGGGTCATATAAGACCGCAACAGGCGACATCATAGATTTTGATGGCGTATCAGGTGTAATTCCATTCGTAGATGAAGACCATGCAAAAATGCATGTGCGTTCACGCTACGCTTCAGAGTGGATCAGACTTATGACGAAAAAAGACCGTGACCATAACGATATTAAAGTTTATCCACAAAGAGTTGATCATATGGCTCGTGTTTTTGTTGATGATATCGAAGAAGCGCAGGCCGATTTTTCATTCATAGGAAAAGATATTAAGAAAATGTCTTATGAAGAACTTCAGGATTTAGCGACTTCTCAAGACCTTCGTACAATTCCATTGCCTAAGCATATTTCTGGAGTTGATATTCGTGAGATGAGAACGAAGGCTTATCTTGAATATAGTGAGAAAATTGTTGGAAACTTTATTAATGTCAACGAGCCTGAGCCTGAGTATTCTTCTTTGATGGACGGAAACCCAGTGTTTGATTATTCAAAACTTCCCGCTTTGGTCGTTGAAGGCGCTGAGCCTCGTGTTGATAAGACTGTTAAAATGACCAATGATGAAATCATTGAACAAGAACAGAAGAATATGGATATCAACGACACTCCAAAAACAACGCTAACGCGCGATGAGCTTGTCCAAATTGCTAAAAACAAAGGCATTACTCATCACCATATGCTTGGCGCCGATAAGCTTTACGCGATCTTGTTCGGTGATGGAGCATCCGCCTAGCCCAAGAGAGCAATACCACCCTCAAAAAGCCATCCTGAAAACGGGTGGCTTTTTTCTGTTTGCAGCATTATTAAATTAGTGCCATAATTACGCATTGGACACTCGCGTTCTGCGACCCATAATGGCCACGCAGCCGAAATTGCATAGAAAGCCCTATTTGCTCGGGATACCTTTTGAAAAATTAAATCATTTAAACTTTAACAAAGGAGTTAGAACAATGTCTTCTAATACAATAAACCCGAGCATCGATCAGGGAGCTAAACTCAATTTCGAGGAAAGCTTTTACGAACTTGCTCAGCAAACTCGCTCACGCTTGGTTGCATCTGGTGCGTTAACTTTCATGAACCCCGAAGGTAAGACGAACAACATGGCACGTATTGGCCGTATTGAGCTTGCAGAGGTTGACACGCGCAACCCCGACAAGGCTTACGGTGATTACGCTCTTGATAACCGTCAATTCAACAAACGCCGTTTTACACGGACTGTTACGATTGATGCGTTGTATGACATTAACCAACTGTTGAAAGACCCTACTTCGGATATCTTGAAACAGCTTAACAACGCTAAAGAACGCGTTATCGACCGTATTGCGGTTGGTGCTGCTGTTGGCTCTGTTTTGGTTGGTGCGCCTGACGTTGCCCCTTCAACCGTTACTGCTGCTGCTGATGGTGTTCTCACTGTCGATGGCTCTGCTGGGTTCGGTTATACCGTTACTCAGGCTTTAACGCAGAACTACATCAACAACGATGTTCCTTATCAGGATTTCGCAGGCTCTACGATCTGTGCGACTGGTAAAGAAAATACTGCGATGATGGCTGATGATAAGTTCATCAACAACGATTACATGACATCCCTTCCTGCTGGTGGCAATAAAGACATTGCCGCTACTGCGAATGGTTATCAAGTTGTGCTTTTCGCTGGTTCTGTCAACGGTGGCATCCAAGTTACAAATCCTATCCTTCCTGAAGGCGCAACGCTTCGTAGTTGTGTCGTGCTTGCCCCAAGTTCCATTGCTATGTCAATGAAGGTTGGTAAGATCAAGGTCGGTGAAAGTCCATTGAAAGTTAATTCATATGACATCACCATCGATTTCTGGATCAACGCAATGCGTAAAGAAGGTGTTTTGGTTCAAATCGTTAGCACGACTATCTAAGCTAAGGATTTTAACTGGATAAATTTAAACAAGTTATTTAAAGGAGTTTTTAAAATGACTAATAAAGTAAATGCCCTTGCGACTGCGGAGCCAAAAAATCCACGGTTTAAAACGGGTAACGACACAAGAACAGTGGAATTTTCTGCTGATCTTACAAGCGCAAACTCTGCTATAGGTGATCTTTTGATTTTGGCTTCTGGCCTTAGTCTTGGCGATCGTATCGCTGGTTTGTATCCAAACGCGGCTTCAGTTCCCGCCCTAACGAGCGCGACTGATAACGATCTTGGTTTTTATTATAAAGATGAAAACGAAGCGTTTGTAGCTCTGGACGCAGACATCCTTTGGAATGGCGTTAATCTTACGGGTGTTACCCCATACGGTAACATCTTGAGCGGGGAAAATCCCAGCCTTGATCAAAGCCAGAACATTGGTGAGTTGCTTTCTCTTGGTTCTGATAAAGAGCCATTTGGAGGTATTTATTTAGTGTTGACTATGAACGTTAAAAATACAGCCACAGCAACTGTCGCTCTCAAAATTGAGATTGATTGCGCCACGACTAGCTAAGGAAGGTACTTGCGTACGGTGTAGAGGCGGGGAGGGCGATCCCCCGCCTCTACTACACCGATTATAAGGAGATTTTAACATGGCCATAAATTCCAAAGTACAAATATGCAACATGGCTCTTGGTCACTTAGGGAATTATGGTAGCGTTAACGACATTGACGCCCCAGAAAGTAATGCTGAAATTACCTTTTCTCTTTGGTACGATATAGCCAGAGAAACTTTTCTTAAAATGACAATACCTAATTTTTGCATGGCACGAAAAACCATAGCTCAGGTTGTCGAAACTCCCCCTTACCCATTTGGGTATTCTTATCAGTATCCAGCGGATTGCTTAAAGTTTTTAGGCATAGGCGCCGTTGAGGAAAAACAAAATAATTATACAGTCGAAGGCAATAGAATTTATACCGATGTTCTTTATTCGGATGGAATGCCAATTCGATATATAAAGAATATCGAAGACGTAACAAGCATGTCTCCTGAATTTAAGGTGGGATTTTCTTGGTATTTAGCTTCTCTGGTTGCTTTAGAAATAACCCAAGACCTCGGAAAACAAAAACAGCTAGAGGCTTTACTGCCACAAAAAATGTCTACCCTTTCAGGTCTGAATGCTCAGGAAAACATGCCGATACGCATAAGCCGCTCAAGGTTTAAGCAATCTCGGCGCACTGGATATCCTGTATTGGTGGACAAAAGATAAATGGTAAAAGTATTAACCCCATACAATAATTTCGCTAGAGGTAAGGTAGACCATGACGTAATGGGCCGCTTTGATTTGCCTATCTATCGCTCTGGCTCGGATGTTATGAATAACTTTGAAACTAACTTCAAAGGCAACGCTATGTTCAGAGCGGGTCTTGAGGATATGGTTGGCTCATTCCAAGATTGCGCGCTTCATGAATTCCTCTTTAGAAACGACCAAAACTATATTCTTGTTTTCTATCTGAATAAAATTAGATATCTCACATACGATGGAAGCGGTGTTTTTGGCTGGGTTCTTAGTGGAGGCACGCCTCTCGAAACAACAACAACATATACGCTTGCCCAATGTAAGGAATTGCAGTTCGCTCAGAACGGCGATGTCACGGTTATCACTCATAAC